AGGTGGTTGTCTTTGAATTTGTATTTGATATTTCAAAAGCAGTTGGATCGGTTTCTTCCGGATTGGGTGAAAAGTGAGTTTGCCAAGAAGATCCAGAAGGAAAAGAGCGATTCCAATCGTGGTGAACGCAAGAAAGAAGCCGTGTGATGATAGAAGAAAGGGGGACTGCACCGATGAAAGTGGGTCTTGCAGGCAAGATGGGTGCAGGTAAAACGACGATAGCGAACCTTTTGAACGAAAGGGAAGGGTTCGTCAAACTTTCTTTGGCGGAACCAATAAAACGTATTGCAGAAGTTTTCTTTGGCATGAAAAAGGGTAACCCAGGATACCGTGAGTTGATGCAGAAAATCGGCACCGATTTGTTTAGAAGCATTATTGATGAAGATGTATGGGTGAGGCACTTATTTAGGTTGATTGCCGATTGGGAAACAATTGATCCTGAAACGAACATTGTTGTTGATGACGTTCGTTTCCCAAATGAAGCAGAGGCCATGCTGAAAAACGGCTGGACTGTCGTTTACCTTGACTGCCCAGCGCATGTGAGGAAGCAACGGCTGAAAATGCGTGATGGATTCGTTGAAGAAGATACTTTCAAACACGCCAGCGAAACTGTAGTTGACAAGATCAAGCTGATTGACGGCGTGAAGGTGGTTAGTGCGCTGAAGGACATAGAAGGTGTGTATGAAGAAATAGAGTGGATCTTGTGTAAAAAAGCAGGGGCAAACATGGCTGCAGGAGAGCGATTCGCAGGCATCCAGTTTAACGACGACGTTGACACGATTGCGAACATAAGAGAACTTGTCAATGGTGCGAAGGTAGAGATGCGCTACGGAGAAGGCGGAATACCAGTGCTTACGGTGGAAACGGCAGACGGTATGCGTGAAGTCCGCAGAGGATCGTTTGTGGTTATCCTGAATGGGCGCATCGAAGTTTGGCCGATGTGGAAAGTGGAGCAGCTTCTAGGCATATAGGAGCGGCTTAAATTTTGGGGTGTGCTGGTGCCTGGCTTGGACGGGCGACCAGCGGGGCAACACGGCATGATGGCTTAGGTGGGCGAGCCGTGTAAATTTATGTTTAGGAAACAAGCGTGAAGTAGAGTAGGTGGTTGGCTGGTGATTGCATGACCGAAGCTGAGAAGATACACCGAAAATTTAAGATGGATCCATACTTCTATTCACAGGCCCTGCTGAAGATCAAGGATAAGCAAGGCAATTTGACCCAGCTTAGATACAATTCACCGCAAAAGAAGTTGGAGCGTATATACAGGGATCTTGTGTGGAAACATAACAAGCCTGTTCGACTGATTGTCCTCAAGGCACGCCAGCAAGGTGTGTCAACGTGGACGCAAAGCCATATGTTTCACGGCATCGTCAACTTTCCAAACACGCACGCATTGACGATTGCTCACGACGATGATTCGACAACCAACTTGTTTAGGATGTCGCAGCTTTTTTATGACGAGCTTCCGAAGGCAATTGAGTTCCCAGACGGAAGCGCAATCGCAATCAAGCCTGACAAGAAGCACTCAAACAGATATGAGCTGTCGTTTAAGGACAACAGATCGCAGCTTAGGATTCAGACTGCCGGATCGAAAACGGCAGGGCGTTCTCAAACATTGAGATACCTGCACTGTTCAGAGGTTGCGTTCTGGCCGAATCCTGAAGAAACGATGGGTGGGTTGATGCAAGCTCTGGCAGACACACCCGGAACATTTGCCGTGATAGAATCAACTGCCAATGGTGTGGGCGGTTATTTTTATAATATGTGGCAGGCGGCAAAGGCAGGCAAAAACGAGTGGGTTCCGGTGTTCATAGCATGGTTTGAATCACCAGAATACACAAAGCCATTTGAATCAGAGGAACAGAAACAGGCGTTTATTGCCACGATGGACAATGAAGAAAAGTTGCTGCAGAAGGAGTACAACCTTACTCTTGAACAGCTTAACTGGCGTAGGTGGACGATAGAGAACAAGTGTAACGGAGATGTGGAATATTTCCGTCAAGAGTATCCTGCCAACGATGCCGAGGCGTTTCTGGTGTCTGGCAGACCATTCTTCAACCGTGACATTCTGATTGATGTGTCCAAGACTGTACGCCCTGGTGTCAGAGGTAATCTTGAGTGGGCTAACAAAGCCAAGACTTCGGTGAAATTTGTGCTTGACAGAAACGGCTATGTGGAGTTTTGGAAAGCTCCCGATGAAAAGAAGGGCTGTTATGCAATAGGTGCTGACGTTGCGGAAGGGTTGAAAGATGGTGACTACTCTGCAGCCGAAGTGATTGACAGGGATACTGGCGAGCAAGTTGCAGAGTGGCACGGGCACATTGATCCAGACCTGTTCGGTGAGGAACTTGTCAAGCTGGCTGTGTTCTACAACAGAGCGTGGCTCGGCATTGAGGCTAATAATCATGGTCTGACAACAATCAAGTCTGCTGTCAGATTAAAGTATAACAGGCTGTATCAAAGACAGACTGATTTTGACAAGCGTCATGAAGAACAGACCAAGAGGATCGGCTGGAAAACCACAAGCGTCACAAGACCACTGATGCTGGACGATCTGGCGAAGGCGATCAGGGAAAAGAGCATCAAGATCAATTCCGGCAGGTTGATTGGCGAATGTCTATCGTTTGTCCGCAACAAGAAGGGCAAGCCGGAGGCTGAACACGGCTGTCACGATGACACGGTGATGGCTGCTGGGATCGCATTGCAGGTGCACAAGACGTGCCCGATGTCCAGGCCGATAAGCAGGCAGGAGGTTCGCCGCCGAATGGAAAGGAGAGAGCAACTGATTCAACCAAGTGTAAGCTCCATCACAGGATACTGATGGGGTTTGTTTGTTTTACGAACAAAAAGGTGGGATTTAATGGACTGGTTTGAAAGAGCGAAGGAGCTTAAAGCGCAGGGGTACAGCTATCGTGAGATCGGCGAAATGCTAGGTAAAGCTCGCCAAACCGTTAAAAACCGCTTTTATCAGGCAAGCAATAAGCTGGAAGGCAAAGAGGAACGCAAGCCAAGGGTAGCTGATTACGGCGAAAGTTACGAGATTATATCCGGGCAACGGACAATCACCGTAACCAAAGAAAAACTTCGCAAGCTGAAACAACTTTATTGCGAACAAAAGCTAACTATCAATGCTGTTTGCAGGGAGTTGAACATACCCCGCCCTGATTTCAACCTAATAAAGACGGCTTTTGGCATCACTAAAGACGACGTACCGTACATTGACGAGGATCTGTTCGATAACGACATAGACAGCCTGGTTGAAGAAACCTTGGAGCGGAGAAAGCAGCAATATTTTCTAAAGCTCCAGCAGAAAGAAATCCAGGCGCTTAAAAACGAGGTCAACAAATATCGGACTAAAGACTATTGGATTGATAAGATCCACGGGCTGGTAACCGAATACGAATCACAGTTTGAAAGGCCACACGTTCCGTATAGGCCGCCTGTTAAATCAGGTTTGATGCTGGAAGTGCCGATAGTGGATCTCCATGTGGCAAAGCTGGCATGGGCACCTGAAACTGGTGAGGACTACGACAGCAAGATTGCCTACAAGCGGTTTATGTCTGTTATCAACGATGTTCTTGAACGGTCTAAGAAGTATGAGTTTGAGAAGGTTATCTTTCCTATCGGCAACGACTTCCTTAATTTCGACTCGATAAGCGGTGAAACAACAATGGGAACAAAGCAAGATTGCGACAGCCGCTGGGCTAAGATGTATGTCACAGGAAAGCAGATGCTGATTGAGGCGATTGAACTATTGTCGCAGATAGCACCTATAACTGTGTTCCACATCCCAGGGAATCACGACTTTGCTACTTCGTTCTATTTAATTGACACGCTGTATTCGTGGTTCAGGAATGACGAGAATGTGACCGTTGACGCAAGTCCAAAGAGCCGTAAATACGTTGAATTTGGCAAATGCCTAATAGGTTTCACCCACGGCGACAAAGAAAAGAAGCGGATCTTCGGCAATATGCAGGTGGAAGTGCCGGAAGCATGGGGAAGGACGCTATACCGTGAATGGCATTTGGGACACATTCACTCAGAACAGGTAAAGGAAGAACATGGAATCAAGGTTAGGAATCTGTCCAGCGTTGTTGGAACAGACGCATGGCACTTTGAATCAGGCTTTGTAGGTGCTATTGCTGTTTCGCAGTCCTTTGTGTGGGACAAGGAGCGTGGGCTAAGGGAGATTTGGTATTCGGCAGTTAGCTGATTGGGGGTTCGAACCGTGCCTTATAAATCAGGGCGTCAACGACGTTACTTCAACGCTAACCGCAAAAAGCTGAAACGGCAAGGCGTTGATGTCGATGAGTGGAACGAGAAATCGAAAGGCAGAAAGCTGCCTGAGAAGGCAAAGAAAAAGAGGAAGTGATTAGGCTTAAATCCCAACATGAAGGGGTTATTTTTGTGCACAGGAGGCGGTTTCGCAAATGGTTGAAGAACTTGTGCAATTGTTACAGCAATTGAATAATACGGAATCCGACGAGCTTATGCCGGATCTGATGACCGAAGAAGCCCCTCCAGACCAGGATGAGCTTACAAGCGAACTGATGGCACGATTCAAATATGCCGAAAACTGGCGCAAGCAGTACGACGAGCGTGCTATCGATTGGTACAAGCTGTATGTCGGTTACGTTGAGAAAAAGACACCAGGCCGCAGCAATCTGCACATCCCACGGACATACGAGGAAATCGATGCGCTTAGGGCTAGGTTTGTCAAGTCTTTTGTGGCACAGCGCCCTTATGTTGACTTCATTCCACGGGTAAGCCCAAGCATGAATCCAGAAGATATAGCGGATTTGGAGCGCAGGGCAGAAATTGCGTCACGGCTTGTTGACTATCAGCTTGACCTGAACAACTTCACAGCCGTGTTCTATGATTTCGTGACGAGCGTGCTGGTGTTTCCGGCAGGTATTATGGGTGTTGGCTGGCGGTACGAGGAAAAGAAAGTTACCCGCAAGGAGCCGATTCAGATACCTGTTATCAATCCAATGACGGGTTTGCCGGAGATTGATTGGAACAAAACACGTCCTTTGATTAATCCGCAGACAGGACAGCCGTTTATCGATCCACGGACAATGCAGCCTATTCCCGACCCACGTGGGAAGATTCATTTTGTGCTGCAGACTGTCGGTGAGCGAATTGTCCAGCGCCCGGAAGTCACATATGACGACAATGAGATTGTCAACATCGACTACTTCGACTTCTTCCCCGATCCAAGCGGAAGGGACATTGATAGCTGCCGTTTTGTGTTCCACCGTGAACGGTTGACACGGGATCAGATTGAACAGAAACTGCAGAAACTCAACGAAGCAGGTTTTGGGTACGTTTATCCGATAGATTGGGACGAGCTTGATAATGCTGGTGACGAAGAAGAAGGAAGGTTCGAGCGTATTTCCAGCGTTGGATTGTTCCCAGAAACATCCGATGGCAACTTCAACGACAAGTCTAAGAAATTATACAGTGTTCTCAATTATTGGGAGGACACAAAATACGGGCTAATCGTCAACTCGAAACTGGTGTATTGGGGATCGAATCTATATTGGCGGCACTCGAAGAAGCCGTTTGTCGTCAGGAGCTTTGAACCATTGCCTGGCGAATTCTACGGCTTGAGTGCAGTACAGATCATCGAACACCTGCAACACGAGCTTAACACTCACCGGAATCAGAGGATCGATAACGTATCTTTAATTCTCAATCGTATGTTCAAAGCAAGACGTGATGCCGATCTAGATCCGGCTGAACTTGTTAGCAGACCACACGGGGTAATCTGGGTTGAACAAATGGATGATATTGACCCGATAATATTCCCTGACGTTACTGCTTCCAGCTACACCGAGGAAGGAATCCTGAAGCAAGACATGGAGAACGCTTTAGCTGTTCCTTCGGTTGTCAGAGGTGTTGATTCGGCAAGGCGTGAAACGGCTACGGAGGTTGTCACAAAGACTTCAAACGCAAGCCTGCGGTTTGATGTGAAGATCATGCTGTTTGAGGCGCTTGGGTTCAAACGGCTTGCCATGCTGATGGATCTCAACAACCAGCAATTCATTGACGGCACACGGTTGATTAGGCTTGTCGGTGAAGATGGTGTCGAGGAATGGCGGCAGATCAATCAGTGGGAGATTATCGGTGAGTTTGACTACAGACCTGCTGGATCTAACGTTGATCCTGCGGCAAACAAGGAAGTCCGCAGACAGCAGCTGCTGAATCTGTATCAAATTCAAAAAGCGGCACCTTCGCCGTATATCAAAGAAGAAGAGCTTGTTAAGGCCCTCATTCATTCGTTCGATCTAAGGACACCAGAAAAGTTCTTGCGGACGGATGAAGAAGTGCAGGCGATGCAGATGCAACAGCTTCAGCAGATGATGGCTATGCAGCAGATGGCTCAGGCACGGCAGATGGCGCAGGCTCAGCAGATCCAACAGCAAGAGGATCAACCGCAGATACCACCGCCGATTCAGGGGCAGGGCGTTCCACACCCGGAAGAAAAACCGTCACCTAAACAGGCGATGATGTTACAGCAAATGTTGGGAGGGGGAGTATGGTAATGTGAGAAGGACGGAAGATTGGGAATCCAAAGCTGTGTATTCGATTCTTGGAAGTCCTGGATGGAAGGTGATAGATGACTGTATCAGAAAAGAAATTGACGTCAAAACCAAAGAGCTGGTCAACAAAGATTCGATGAACGTTGCAGACTACGCAAGGCTGCAAGGGGAGATCAGGACGTTGGCTGGCTTTTTGAATTGGATCAAGGAAAGAGAAAAGCAGGCATTAGAAAGTCAAAACTAGCAAAAGGAGATGTTAAATTATGCATGGAATTTTCGGCCCCAGCGTTGATACCGGGCAATCTTCCCCTGATGTGGACGAGATCTTTGGCCTGAATTCTGGTGCTCCGAATGACGGCAAGGTGATCGATCCAGCTGAAGGACAAGGAGATCCGGACAATGTTGATGACACACCAAGCCCACCGGATGATGAGGCTGGTGGACAACTTGGAGATGAGCCGAGTGATGATACACAACAGCCAACAGACCAGAACAAGCATGAACGCCGCCCGTGGTATGTTGGAAAGAACGGTCAACTGCTCGGCAAGTTCAAGAACGAAGATGCTCTTGAACAAGCGTATATCGAATTGATGGAGAACAAGCTGGGCAGGAGCGTTGACGGGATTGAGTTTAGCTCGGTTGAACAACTTGCTGATGCTTACACGAAAGCTGAAAAGGAATTCTATTCAAAGGCAAGCAAGCAGAAGACAACTGGCGACAACGCTGCCGACAAGCAGAGCCGACAGCCTGCTGAAAATGACGAGTTAACTAAGTTACAGCAGACGGTACAGCAACAGCAAGCTCAACTGCAGCAAGCCGCCCTTGCGATCCAACGGCTGCTGTGGCAGGCTGAACAGCAACAGCAATTGCAGCAACAACCGAACCCACAACTACAATTACAACAAGCTGTCACCCAACAGCAGATCCAGCAGCAGATTCAGCAACAGTACAAACCAGAAGAACTCCTTGACGAACTCTACAATGATCCAGCAAGTGTGATTCAGAAGGTTGTCAACCCAATCATTGAGCAGAAAGCGCAAGAACTGCAGAGGTTGTACCAACAACAATACCAGTGGGTGACGCAACAGCTAACACCTGTTCAGGCATTGATGGCGCAGATGCAGAGGGCAAGCATTGTGCAACAGCAGTTAGCCAATATCCAGAACAAGTATCCAGACTTCAATGATTTGGAACCTGAGATTCAGGCTGAATTGAAGAACAACCCACAGGCGTTGCGGACAATTCAGATGAATCCAGGAACCGCCGAAATGTTTATCGAAGCAGCTTACAACAAAGTTAAGGCTAACAAACTTCTGCAACAGTCACTGCAGGCGCAACAACAAAATGTGCAGGCGCAGCAAGAACAGCAGAAGCGTGTGCTTAAAGCTCAAAAGGAAGCGTCAAGGATTCAGACTGGTGAGTCTAAACGTGTTCTCAGGAGGCCATCTCCTGAAGAGCAGGAGATTGCTGACATCTTTGGGCTAGGAACAAAGAAGAAAGGCATATTTGGGTAGGAAACACTCTAAGGGACAAAGCAGAACAGCTCAACCCTTCGGGTGTTTTTTCTATGCCTTTTCAACAAAAAGGAGGGCACAGAAAAACATTCGGAGGTGTTAACTATGCCTTTACTTCAAGACATTGACAGGGTGTCAACCCCGAGAAGCAACAGCCCTGTGACTACATTCCACAAAGATCGTGAGAGAAGGGAACTAAACGTTTCTAAGGTTATCAAGGATCTTT